AGTTACACCAGATGAGGTGAAAAAAAACTGGGCTAGTTTAAGAGAAGCTGATTCAAACGAAACAGTCGGTATTGTCTCTGACAGAGGTAAATTAATGGCTGGTTATTTTAAGGAAGGTCGTTTGGTATCCATTGGCGATAGAATTTTATTTGACGTTAACGGAAACTTGGCTAAAATGGGTGGTGGTTACCCAACTGGCGGATTTAAAAATGAAACATCTGTTGAAGAACTTGAACAAGATATTTGCAAATCTTATGATGAGATAATCGATATCTTTAAAAAAGATGCGCCAGAAGAAGTTTCTTTAAATGAAAGTACATACGAAATAATTAAAACGAGTGTTGAGTGTAAACTCTAAAAACATTTATCTTAAAACAAAGAATGGGATCAAATAAAAAAAGGGGCATATGCCCCTTTTTCGTTTATCTTAATCACAAATTAAATTTTTTCAAAGTATCCACCAACAACAAAACTGGTTATACCGTTTATTGATTTTTTATCGTTAGTAACGAATTTTTCTGGGTCAACCAAACGAAAATCAACAGATACACGTGTATCTTCGGTTGTATTAATTTTATTACCATGCATTAAATTAGCACCGCTAAAAACTAATATCTCACCGTACTTAACGTCATATGATCTGTAATCCCCTAAGTCTTCAATACTTTCGCACCAAATGGTATTTGTATCATAGGTATCGGTAAAGGGCATCCAAAAGTTAAGCTCATCAACACCGTGGTTATAGGTTTTATCCTTATGCCACTCACCAACACCAAGGTTATTAACCAAATGTGCACGGAATGTGGGGATTTTTTGGTAGATGATTGAATCATAACCAAATTTTTCAGCAAGGTGTTTTACAAACTCAACATACAAAGGATAAAACTTTTCCTCAAATTTATTATAGTAGGCCTTGTGCCATGCGGTTGATTGATCCTTATCTCTTGATAATAAATCGTAATTTTCAAGCTGGTGGATTTTCTCCAAACTATCAACCTCTAAGATTTCTTTGACGATTTCTTTAAACGGATACTTTTGAGTATCGTAGATAATTTTGTAAGGTGTGTTAATATACATAAAAAATTTATTATTAAAAATAAATAGTCGAAAAAAAAAGTAGATTCTGAAAATCGTAAATATTTATAATAAAAAAGATGTCAAGACGCCCGATAGCATTCAATAATTCAACCAAAACCGCTAATTCCATTAAAAAAAATAAGGTGGAAGTTGGTGTTGCATCTGATAACTACGCAAGTAGTCCAGGTGGTTTAACTTGGTTTAATGGAGCTGATTCCACAAATCAATATGTTATTTATTCAGATACCTTTAGTCTTGGTATTACAACATTGGCTAACGCCAAACCAGTTTGTTGGGCTAGTGGTGATATGACCGATGCAAATGTTCTTAGGATGATCAACGGTTTACCAACAAGAAATAACCAGGCACCATTCACAACCATCGCCTCAGCATTGGAGTTTATTACAGCTAGTGCGATTTATAACATGGTTAGTGGTACGCTTGATAACATTGTTACCGATGGTTTACTTTTAAATTTAGATGGTTCGCAAAAAGGCTCATACCCTGGTTCTGGAACGACTTGGTATGATTTAGCTGGTGGGGTTACGTCAACCCTATATAATGGTTCGGTTTATAATTCAGGGAACAACGGGGTTATGGTTTTTGATGGTGTTAATGATTATGTTGATAGTGGTTATGATTTGAGTTGGAATAACACTAACTCGGTTACGGTTGATTTTTGGGTTAAACCATCAACTGTATCAGGTGGTAATTATGGTATAATCGGTAAAGAGTACCCAAATTGGGAATGGGCGTTTTTTCAGTATAGTGGAAATCTACAGTTGGTTTACTGGAATACAGCTGGTGGTCACTCAAATGATATGGATTTTTCTGTATACGCTTTCCCAACACCAAATATTTGGTATCATATTGTTTACACATGGAATGGATCTGTAAGTTCTTTCTACATTAACGGGACATTAGCTGGCACCAAAACATCAGTAAACCCAACGATAAACCAAAACAGGTCTAATAATGTTATGATAGGTGGTCATACTTACATTTGGGCTGATGGTTATTGGTCTGGTAGCATCGGTGCTGTTAAATTCTATAATAAAGCGTTATCTGGTTCTGAGATCACACAAAATTATAATGCTTCAAAAACTAAATACGGTTTATAATGTCACACGAAAATAGAGAATTTGTAATAATAAATGTTTCCGAAATAAGTAAGATCAATTTCAATGAGGTTTTGGAAACCTCGTCAGAAACATTAAGAATGTCAAAAGACAAAAATAAAACCTTCTTTAAATGGGAAGGTGATCCGCCAGAATTCTTAACTGATTTAACAACAAATGAGGGGCCTTATACGTACACTCAAATGGTTAATATATTGAACACGGAAGAATGGTCTGGGGCTGAAACGCCTTAATATAAAATTATTACCATAAAAGGTGTTTTATTAGCATTTTTATGATATTTATATAAATAAATACGAATTATTATGAAAAAACCTATTTTAAATGAAGAAATCGCAAGATTACGTAAAATGATGGGGCTTAATGAAAATTTTGAAATGCCCTCAAAAAGCGAATTTGAATTAAATGGAAGACCTGTTGATGTTAGTGATATGAATACAGTTTCGCCTAATTCACCAGATGGTGAATGGGGTGTGGAAAACCTTTTCTATTATGATAATAATGAAGAATTAACACCAGAAGAGTGTGAAGAATTCAAATCTAAATATAAAGACTACCTTAATGATGTTTTAGGTCAAGAAGGTGATGACGCAATGGCTAGAAGATTCGATTCGTATTGGCAAGGTGAAAGTTATAACCCAGAAGAAAAAATGAACGAGGGTACTTGGGAAGTTGACCCAACATATACACACTTTGCTATTAGTAAGAATGATGGTAAAATCTACAATGGTTGGGAATATGATTCTGATACAGATAAAGAATCAATACTTTATTATTGTAAAATGGATTTAAACGATATGGATTTAAACCCAAAAGACTTTAAAATCAATTCAAAAAAATTCTTATTAGGTAAAGGTTTTGACCCATTTGATTCTGACAATTGGAAAAATACAAGAATGGACGAAATTGGTGTGGACGAGAATAAAGACCCAGAAGAAAAAATGGTTTCATTTGATGATTTAATTTCACAAGAGGATCAAGCTATGATCGATGCTCATGATGAGGAAGAAGCTAACAAATACGCTTCAAAAAATTACGATGATGTTGAGTCTGGTGCAATCGATGAAGATTGGGGTAGTTCTGATCAAGGGTATATGAATAAAATGATTCATGATGACCTTAACCAACCAACAGAGTTTAGTTTTGGGATGTTTGATGATCTAAAAAGTGCCGCTGCGGGAGCTGTGGATCATTTTTGGGATGATTGGGAAGAATATAAAACTGATAGGGGTGGTTTAGTAATGAAAGCTATGAAATTATATCTAAGAAGATATTTTCCAGATTGGTACGAAAATGTGTCAAAAATGTTCTCATAAATGAAAAAGGTGATATTAACAGAAGAAATATCTAAAATACGTTCAATGATGGGTTTGAATGAAGAGGGTATTTCATATGACCCATCAAAAATAGATGAGTTTGTTGCTGAAGCAAAAAAAGACATTCAGATGGGTACAGCGTTGATTGAAAAATTTGGATCAGCGGTTGTTAATTCATCACTTGTTAGCATTTTTGAAAACTTGGAAAAGATGAAAGCTGCACAACAAAAAATGGAAGAAAGCCGAAAATATCTTGAAAATAAATATAACAAATTTTATAATATCGTTGAGATGTATGAAGTCGGTGAATATCCAGATAATGTTAGTGAATTAGACGATTTAGCTAATCAACTAGATAACCACTCTATGACGGTATATCAATTATCAGATACCTTTGAGGAGCTTATTAATATGACTGAGAAAATTAGTAGGTATAACGAAGAATTATTCAAAACACAAACAATTAATTAAATAAATCATGGCAACAGCAAGACCTTTCGCATATAATCCAGGATCACCAATAGCTGGAACAGAACAGCTCGGTGATTTGGCAGTTGGAACACCTGACGGTGGTTTCACAAGTGATCCACAATTTTGGAATGGACCTGACGAAGAGTTGGGTTATACAATCGCATTACCAGTTTCAGGTAACACGCAACCAACACCAATACCTGGTGTAACAGCTTCTGTTCGTTTTATTAGATCAAGCGGTGTAACGGAAGAATCTTTTATTGGATTGGTTAACACACAATTCGGTCAAAATTTTGATTCGGGTAACGAAGCAAAGGTTTGGTTAGATAGCCAGGGTTACTGGAGTAGCTGGCCAGGTTTCGGTAGTTCAGGATTCCAATGGATGACAATGACTAGTATCACAGATGCGAATGCAGCTGGTATAGGCCAAAACAATGTTACTGTCGCAATTACACAAAGCAATGGTGGTATGGAGATAGAAAATGGTATGTACGCTCCAACAACGTTCCCAGAGACATATGGTATCCCACTTAGTGGGAATCAAATACGAAACACTGAAAGCGGTGTGTTTACAGCAACATTTAGCCAACCTGTTACAGACGCTTTGGTTGCGTTTGCTAGTGTTGGTAACCCTGGATTACCAGTTCCAGTTCAAGTATCGGCACCATTCACACCAATTTGGGAACAGGCAACAACTTATCAAAACCCATCAGGGCCAACACAATACACCCAATTTACTGGACAAGAAGGATTTAATATTATTCGTATAGATGGTACGGTAACTAGTGTAAGCTTTACTTATACTGTTACAGAATTCTATTGTACAGTTTGTTTCGGATTTGTTGATCAAAACGCATAAATTATATTAAAAAATGGCTAATAAAGTCGTAGCATATAATAGTGGAACAGTAACAGCTTATGGTACCAAATATGGTAACAACGAAGTTGGAAATGTTGCTAATAACTATAGGGTAAACACTGGTGGTTTAACTTGGTATAACTCACCCACACATAGCAATGATTATGTTATGATTTCCAACTCATATGAGCTTGGGTTTAGCACGCAAGGTAACGCAAAACCTTTATTTTGGGTGGCTAGCAGTGATGCTGATTTTTTAGCGATAGTAAACAAATTAAACGACAGACGTGGTATGGCTTTGTTGAATACGGTTGCGGCTGCTGTAATCTGGGTTAACGCTAGTAACAAATATTATTTGATTAATACACCAAATCTCGTAACTTCGGGACTTATTATGCAATTAGACGCTAATGAAACCGATAGTTACCCTGGTTCAGGTACGACAATTTTTGATTTAACAGGGTCATTCAATAATACTTTATCGGGTGGGGCAACCTACACAATTCTTAATGGAATAAAATGTTTTGATTGTACGACAGGAACTAATAAGGTTGTTGTAAATGGAACAGGCCCTACCTTACCAACATCGGGATATACATATATTACTTGGGCTAGATTAGATTCAGACAATATCGCATCATTTAGAACACTACTTACCACAAACACACCTAAATACACGCCAATTACAATTCCTAATGGAACAAATACGTTGGGTTATTGGGATACTGAATTTAGAAGTTCTGGATATGATTTATCTGGTCAAACTGATCTTTGGGTTCAGTACTCAGTGGTCGGGGATAGTTCATCACAAACATTCTACATTAATAATATAGAAGTCGGTGATCCTATTTCTTTTGGTGCGGGTGGTACCACACATTGGACTTGGGGTAATAATCAGGGACCAAGTCAACCATTTGGGTACTTAGCGAATTTATATTTTTATAATAGGAAATTAACGTTAGGAGAAATAACACAACAATACAATTATTTGGCCCCAAGATTTGTGGCACCTGTAACAAGTAACCTTAGGTTATATTATGACCCAAGTAATTTATCAAGTTACCCTGGAACAGGTACGACAATTAATGATTTATCAGGTAATGGTTTGAATGGTACAATGTCCAATATCACATATACATCACCATACTTCACATATAATGGAACTTCATCACAAGTTCAAGTTGCGGATAATGTGTTATTAGAACCAGGAAGTGGCGATTGGACTATAGAAGTATGGGTTAATCAAGCAGTATCGGGTAACGATGTTGTAATTGGAAAGTTTGATAATGGTGGTCTTACTGTAGATGTAAGTTATAGTATCAGAACAACTAATACTACATACTACGCTCAATTAGGTTCAGGTAGTGGTAGTGGTTCATCATTGTTTGTTAATAGTACAAACTACGTTGGAACGATTGGTACTTGGTATCAGATAGTTTATGTGTTTACTAATGTCGCATCTAATACACTTGAAACATTTGTAAATGGTGTAAGTATAGGAAGTGTAAGTCATAGTTTACCAAGTATATTAAACTCAACTAACCCACTTTACATAGGTAGTTATAATGGGGGGGAATACTCTCAATGGTTTGATGGAAAAATTGGTATTACACGTTTATACAACACATCACTTACCTCTACCCAAGTTTTACAAAACTTTAATGCGGATAAATCAAAATACGGATTATAACAATTACAATTTCTTAAGACAAAAAAAAAAAGGAGCTTTTAAGCTCCTTTTTCATTTTCTTTAATTATTAGTTCACCTAGAACTTCCATTTTCCCGAGCAGTTCTTGAAAATCTATTTGTTCAATACCCATATCATCTTTAGTGGATGTGTATAGTTTTTCTAACAAATCTTTGTATTCTTTTTTAGCGTCTTCCATATCCAACTCACCTTTGGAAGCTTTTTCGTAATATTCTAATTTCACTTCGAAGTGATGGTATGTTAATAAAGCGAGACCACCTTTTTCTTTTGCGTTATCAACTATTTTTTCAGCACCACCCAATCTTGTCTCAGCGAATGATTCAAGTTTTGTTGAGTCGTCTTCGGCCAATTCAATGGGGTTAGCTCTACCATGTGTTGTTCTTACACTAGATGGTGCGTTACCAACAGGGTTAGCTGGGCCACGACCAACACCATCAGTCCATTTACGTTTTGTTGTACCAGTGGGGTTTTGTGATTGAGGGGTTGACCCATCCTCATTTAAACCCATCATAGTTTTTATACGTGATATTTGTTCGTTAATGTTTTCCATTTTTTTAATCATTTTTACTGTTATTAAATATATCTTCGATATCCTTAAAATCATCATTATCAGTTAAAGCTCTATAACTTGTGTAAGTTATTAATAACACAAATTCAAAAAATAATGTGTATATTATCGGGTGCCAATCTAATGGGTTTACTTTACCGATGGTAAGAGCTAAAATACCGTATACAAAACCACATTGGAATATCATCAAAACCAAAAACGGTATTATGTATAAACGGATGAGCTCTTTCATTTTAGTTAATGTAGTTTGTCAATTCATATTTACCAGATTCCATCCTATATAAAGATATTTGCAACATTTTTCTAGCTGGAACACCATCCTTCATTAATTCAACGCTGTAGCTAACAGTTTTTCCATAAGCAACATGTTCTGGGTTAATACTTTCCCAATTAACAGTATAACCTTTATGGGTAGCATATTCTTCAGCTGATTGTAAAGCACCAGCTTGTGTTTCAAAATATGTTTCTTGTTGGAGTTTTCTCGCCTCACCCATTTCTTCGTTTTCATATACTGGGCCGTCTTTACCACCTCTTGTTTGCATGAAAGATTTTTCTTCTTCTCTAATATTTAAATCATCCAAAGCATCTCTGGTACCTTTAAAACCAGGGATTTCATCTGTATTTTCCTCTTCATCACCGAACAAGTCATTAATTAATGACCCCACCATCCCTTCGAAATTGATGTCGTTACCATACTTACCCATGTTCCAAACATGTTTTAAAGCGTTTTCAAGGTAAGCAGCTCTATTATCAGAACTAACCATACTACCTTCCATCGCAAGATCCCATCCACCAATTGCGGATTCCTCATTTTTTTCAAATGTTTCTGGATCTCTATCTTGTTTATTAGCGGTTGCGTAATAAACTTCTTCACCTTTTTCTTTACCGTACTGGTCTTTGAATTTATCTTTAACCTCAACGTTCTCATCGGTTTCTTCTTCTCTCATGGAACCAACTATATCTGTAGGGGAAATTTCTTGTACAGCATCTTTACCATAGTTAATCTCATAGTCATCATCTTCTGGTGACATATTTGTAACTTTACCACTTGGGCTAGTATGTTTAACACCCATCATTTCTTGTATTCTGGTAAGTTCTTCGTTTAAGGTAATTTTTTTCATAAAAGCTTTTATTATAAATACTTTTATAAACGAAAAAAAGACGGTATTGGTAATTAAAATCTTAAGTCGTCCTAGCTGGACTCGAACCAACGACCTTCTGCGTATCAGGCAGACGCTCTAACCAACTGAGCTACAGGACGATAAATTAGATTTTGCTCAATAAACTTGGTTGGTTTATTGTTGCAAAAACAAGTTTATTGTACCTTCAGAGAGACTCGAACTCCCAACCTTTTCGTTCGTAGCGAAACGCTCTAATCCATTGAGCTATGAAGGTATTTTGGGTGACTGGTGGGTTTCGATCCCACTACCTCTTGAATCACAATCAAGTGCTCTCCCGATTGAGCTACAGACACCATATATGGTAGCGAGAGGGAGTTTCGAAATCCCGACCTTTCGGATATGAGCCGAATGCTCTTCCTCTGAGCTATCTCGCCATTAGTTGTCCCTTCAGGACTCGAACCTGAATTCTCTGGCTCAAAACCAGATGTGCTGCCATTACACCAAGGGACAATATAGTGGAGCCAGTGGGACTTGAACCCACATCCTCTACCTTGCAAGGGTAGCGCTCAGCCAATTGAGCTATGACCCCATTAATTTTGTCGAAGACTTATCTGTTTTAGACAATGATCCAACAGATACTGTTCAACATTTGGTATTTTCCTCAAGAAGTCATACTCATATGAATAACAAAGTATTTCTTCTCTTGGTGATTCTTGAACACCTCTATATCTAAGATAAAGATGTAAAGATTCATGTACAATAACAGCAGCAAGGTTATTTAGGGATTTTGCCCTAGCATCTGTAGATGATATTATTATACTTCCTTTTGTGTCTTTAGAACCCTCATTTGTTGAGTAGTTCCCAGACCAAAAAGTTATTTTATTACAAACTCGTAACACAAGTTTATAAGCGGTGGTATCCGTTTGTTTGATAATAGCTAAAGCGCTATCAGCTCTTAGATCCCAACCATCCCCAGCTTTATCGATCACAATTTGTGATTTACAAATCGTTGTGGATAAAACCATTACAATCATTAATATTAGTTTTCTCATATTAATAAATAGTGCCAGCAGGTGGACTCGAACCACCGAACCCGTAAGGGAGCAGATTTACAGTCTGCCGCAATTGCCGCTATGCGATACTGGCAAGTTAGGAAAGAGGAAGATGGTTCAGTGGACATCCTCTTTTACGATCGGCATTACTTGGGTGAATACCTGCAAACTCCGATCACACCAGTCAGTATTCACTCTCGAACTATTGATGCAATCATTCCCCGATCAACCTTTGTACACCCTATAGGACTCGAACCTATGACATCTGCCATGTAAGGGCAGCGCTCTACCAACTGAGCTAAAGGTGCATGTGTACCCCTGGCAGGACTCGAACCTGCAATGCTTTCGCTCTGGTTTCTAAAACCAGCGGCTATACCATTCGCCTACAAGGGCATTTAGCACGGATACAAGGATTCGAACCCTGAACTGTGGTTTTGGAGACCATTATGATACCATTTCACCATATCCGTGTATATTTGAGTATAAGGTTGGAATCGAACCAACACCGTTGGTTTTGCAGACCAACCGACCACCACGATCAACTTATACGTTTGTGTCCCCGACAGGACTCGAACCTGTGACTCCCTCATTAAAAGTGAGGTGCTCTAAACCAACTGAGCTACGAAGACATTTTGTCAGAATAGCTGGATTCGAACCAGCGATCCCCTGCGTCCAAGGCAGGTAGGGACGGCCTGACTCCCCCATATCCTGAAATAGTAGCGTAGACAGGACTCGAACCTGCACTATGTCCTCATCCCAAATGAGGCGGCCTACCAATTGGCCAACTACGCTATTTTTAAAATTACCAATACGTCAAAGAACTGCAAAAAAAAACCCTGAACTTGTAGGTTCAGGGCTTTGTGTTTTCTAGTTTTAGTTTTATCTATAACATCATGAAAATACTTGGTCTGAACCTGATACGGCACGAGGATACCACTGGCACACTGCCATCGGTTTAATCACTGCGATATGAAGGTTCATATTTTTCATTTTTATGTTATATTGTTATAATTAGTACAAAAGTAAGCAAAGTTTAGTTAATAAACAAGTTTTTTTTATTTTTTTTTTAAAAATCGTCAAAATCATCGTCTTGATCACTCTTTTCGTTGCTATAATAACCCTCTTCAGCATCAGTCATTATAGTTTCAATCTCATAAAGAACATCATCTATACGACCAAAAATGTTTTCAGAAACATCATCTTTAAAATTTTCATTATTTATATCTTCTAATTTATTTTGTTGTTCATCAGCTAATACTGTTAACTGTTGTTGTAATTCTTTTAAGTATTCAAACGCAATTTTATTCATACCCTTTTTTGTCAATAAATATCTTGATTTATCGCAAAAGTTATTTTCATCTTTAGTACTTTTTTTTTGAAAGTAAATGGTTTTTTTAACTTTTTTCAGTATTTATTAATATCAAAACAAAACAACATGAAAAATTTCTTTTTAACGCTAGTAATGGCATGTTTAACCGTTATTGGTTACGCACAAACAACGGCACCATCAAATGGTAATTGGGTTATCGTTGACTCATCTTACAATGTTGGTCCACAATCACAAGGTTACACTTTAGCCAACCTTTATTATGACAACACAACAACGACTAAAATCGCTGGTTTACAGTTCCGTGTGTTCTACGACAAAGTAGCTTTCGGGGGTGCAAAACCAATCGTTACTTTACAGTACAGTTCTTCTGATCAGTACATGCAATATGTAGCGGATTCGGTTAATGGTAACATCACAGTTACGTTAGCTTATACAGGTACAAACACTGCATTTACATATGCTACTGGCGCTGCTTTCCAAATAAAATTCTTTCACCAAAACGCAACAGCATTCCAAGCTTTAACGAGCATTGATAGTTTAAAAGTGGTTGGTACTTTAACGTTCCCATCTTACGCTTCAACAATTGCTGGTATGGATACAACATTATCTTTGCATAGTTATGGTGGTGAATTTAAGATGAATAGATTGAAATACCACGGAAGATTTACAAACGTAACTGGTTCTGGGTCTAAAGATATTACAGTGGCTCTTGAGAAGAGGCCTAAGACATCAACTGGTGCCTGGACTCAAGTAAAACTTGATACAACAGACATTACTGGCTATTTCGCTTTTGACGAGATATTGGATACAACCTATTGGGATGCTCATTTATATGTTAAAGGTGATACAATGGCTATTGGTAATGAAGTTTCTGTTGCAGATGCACAAAGAGTTAACAAATACATACTTGGTGAGATGACACCAACTGGATTTGATTATTACGCTTCAGACGTTAACGGATCAAATAACATTACAATTGCTGACGTATCAGCCATCTATGGTCGTTTAGCGGGTAGATTCTCTGTATGGCCAAATGCTGTACAAGACATAAGATTCTTTACGGTTTCACAATATAACACTATTAACGGATCTTCAACTAACTACACATCAACTATCGCTGGTGTAACTAACTTAGTATTTGATATCATCGCTGGTCAACCAGACTCAGTAACATATTATGTATTAGGTGGTGGTGATGCTAACGGTACTGGATTTAACATGGCTCGTACAATCCCTATCGAAATCTTAAACCCTAGTAAAACCCCTAAATATATCATTGACGAAACTGTTGAATATGATTTCCCTACATCAACAATCGAAATCAATTTACCTAAAATTGAAGTTAGCGAAGGTAATTTAGTTAATGTACCTATGAAAGTTTTAACTGATGGTGGTCAGGTTGGTTCAATCCAATTAGCTTTAGCTTACGACAATGCTTTATTAGAATTTAAAGGTATCAAAACAGAACAAAAATTTATGAACTGGATGTCATTCTTAAACCCTAATAATGGAGTTGTTGAATGGGCTGGTGCTGATATGAGTAGAAATGAGTATTTAGCTAATAACAATGACGCTGTTTTAACGTTACAATTTTTAGCGTTATCACCACAAGTTGATTGGGATGATAGTCCATTATATGTTATTAGAAAATTCGCTGGTGATGCGAGTGCAACTGATTTAAGAATAACCCCAACAAATGGTGTTGTTAAAATATTCAAAATAAATGGTGGTGGTACATTAACCAAAGATTGTGAAATAATTGTTGCCCCTAACCCTACTGAAGGTTTGACTTATGTTAGCTTTAGTGTACCAGAAGATGGTGAAGTTACAGTTGGTTTTTATGACGCAAACGGTAGATTAGTATACACCGTATTCAGTGGTAAAATGTACGAAGGTAAGTATGTTTACCCTGTTGATTTAAGTAATGTTATACCAGGTACATACTATGGTATTTTAAAAACACAAAATGAAGTTAAAACAAATAAAACAATAAAACTAAACTAAAATTTAAAACAATGTCAGAAGAAACAAACGTACCTGAATCAGACGGAACATGGTCAGGTTTAAAGAAAACAATAATTGGTATCATCACAACAGCTGTTATGGCTGGTGGTACCTACTTTACCACAACTTTATTTGGTGGTGGTGATGATAAAGAAGAGACGAAGACAGAGCAAGCGGCTCCAACCCCAGCGATCAACATAAGTGTTGATAACTCTTCTAAAAATAATGCAGCTGCTGGTGGTACTAACACTATCATCAAAGAAAAAACAACTGTGGTTGAAAAAGCAGCACCAGTTAAAGAAGAAAAACCAGCTAAAAAATCAGAAACTGAAGATAGTCCTTGGTAAGGAAAAAGAAAATAAATAAAACAAACGAAGAAGATATGAAAATTAAAGAAACTTTAAAAAGCATGGTTAGCTCACCAGCGCCTGTACAAGTAGAGGATAAAAACAGATTTTACTACATGTTGCAACAAATGCAATCTAATAGATGGAGAATAACAGCAATTGTATTGGGGTTATTCACATTAATAATTGTTGGTATCAACGCAGGTGTTTTCATGGGGGCTACAATCGGAGAAGACTGGAAAGAAATGTTATTAATTTTATTAGGTGCCTTTGTTGGTAACTTGAATAAAGTTGTTGACTACTGGTTTAATTCAGAAGATAGAGATAAGATGTTAATACAAAAAGTTGATGAGGAAGACGGTGTGTCTTTATCAAATACAACAGAAATTTAAAATGAAAAGAATATTTTTTATATTATTAATGATTGGTTGTTCTTGTGTTTACGCACAGGGACAACCAGTTACTATTGGTAGCGTTAAAACCGAAGAATATAAGGCTAGTTTTGAGCAAACACAATCTATTGATGTTGTTTCGAACTATACTGATACCGTAAAGTACCCAATCCAATTATTAAAAATTGGGTTCACAGAAGAACTTTATGAGATGTATCCTGAACTAAAAGATAAAAGAGTTGGTTTGGGTGTAACTAATATTGTTATCGAGTTCCTTGAAATGACTAATAGATTTGTCTTTACTGAAGATAAGTTAGAAATCAAAGAAAGAATGGTTAACCAATTTAAAGCATCTGATAAAGGTTTTACCGAAAACAAGGTAGATGGTAGGGGTAAAGTTAAATTAGCAAAATACTTTGTGTACATTGAGGTTTATGACTTTAGTGTATCCGAAGATGAGGTTGTTAAAGTTAATGGAAAAGCTACGGCAACACAAACAACCAGATTAGGTATGCAAGTTAAATTTGTTGATGCTGAGACTGGTGAGGTTATCGTTGGTTCTGGTTTAGGTGAAGCTAAAACTGTAAAAATGTCAACAATATTAGATGATGTGGATGAAATCAAATTTAATCAATCTACAATAGGCACATCAACAAAAAAAGCGTTAGAAACCGCATCATCTAGAGTTGTTGTAAAATTAATTAAAAAAGGTTTATTCAAGAATTAAAGGTGCGTGGGAATAAGATTAATTATAATTTTTTGTGTGTCTTTGCTATGCAGTATAGCAAATGCACAAACATTTAACTATTCCTATACAGACCCTTGTAATGGCAAGGTTTACAATTTATCAATTCCTTATGGGCAAAATCAAATAGCTGTAACGTACTACGGTCAAGTTAATACGTTTACAGCTAATGATTTTAATAACGGTGCGTTTGATAACTGGGCCGCTGGTGTTTTTAATCAATATCAAAACGCTTCACCATGTGGTGGTATTGGGACAGCTGTTACGGTGTCACAAACTCAAAGTACCGCTCTGAATGTAATTAGTATATTCGGAGCTTTATCGGCTATTAGTGATATGGCATCTAGTGGTACGGGAAATATAATGGCAGCCGCTGGGTCAATAAATAACGTGGGGGGTGGTAACGGTGATTCTAAATCCTCTAACAATAACAAAGAAAATAAAAATGGAAACAATTCTAGCGGATCAACAACTTCTGGTGGTTCTGGTAGTGGAAGTAATACTGGTTCTAATAATAATGAAGGTTCGAATGGGTCGAGTGGATCAGGGGGGCAAACTGGTAATTCGAGTGGATCAGGGGAGCAAACTGGTGGGTCAGGGGGACAAACTGGTGGTTCGAATGGGTCGGAAGAAAAAGGTAGTGCACCAAACAACACTGGTGGATCTGGTGGCTCGGGTGGAACCACTACAAGTGGTTCAGGCTCTGGTGGCTCAGGTGGTACCACCACAAGCAGCTCAGGTTCTGGTGGCGGGGACGGTGGTAGCTCTACACCAAATCAAACAGAAGGTAGTTCGGATAAAAAATCTGATGCCGTAGGTGGGACAACTAACGCTGTGAAAAGTGGTAGTAGTAATAGTAAAGGATCAGCTACAAGTAAAAATGGGGGTAGACCATCAATACTCATGAGTAGTGATTTGGTTGGTTTTCAATTCAATGAAGGAGAAATTAACAGGGGTTCAAGGGTTAATGCGGGCTACTCATCGGTAAGATATGACGGTCTAAGATCACATGGCCTTATGCTTGATTACACATCTTCAATACAAGGTGGTAACATTACTGGTTATTACGCTTGGATAAACCGTAAAGCAATTACACTACTTTCAAATACAATAACAATTGGTTTTGCTGGTAGTGGGTCTATGTATAACACCCTCGCTTTTGGTCAGATGAGGAGTATTAAAAAATTTAAAGCTGTTTACATGTTAACAGCTTCAGCTGGGCAAATATATAAAGAACCTTATTATGGGTCAGCAGCGATTATTGGTGGTAATAGGGATTTTAAAATAGGTAAAAGGGTTGATATTAAAACAATGGCTTTGTTCGTTTACGCACCTTTTGTTAGGTATTATGATGATGCTTTATTAAAATCACCATTTGTTATTTTACCAATCGTTGGTATGAATTTAGGTGTTACAAAAACATTTAAATTAAATTTTAATTTTGGCGGTGCTTATTCAATTGGGGATAATGTGTTAAACTACACTTTAATGATGGGTACAAGATTGGCGTTATGATGAGAAGGTTTTTTTTATTCTTGGTTATGTTTATCTGTTGTGCAAACATTGTTAACGCACAAGCAACCTCTATAACCGTTGGTGGTACCTCATCTAATTTATCCGTTTCATATAACACAACAAGTGTTGTTGATTCAGATTTAACAATAACAGCAAACGGTAATATAACGGGCTTTAGGGTTCAAATATCACAAACATATACTTCTGGTGATGTTTTGAGTTATACTGGAACGTTACCAAGCGGTGTAACAGCTTCATGGAACTCAACAACAGGTATATTAAGTTTTAACGGTACAACAACAGCAGCAAACTGGCAAACTCTTTTAAGAACGGTTACATTTAAATCAACAACAACAACTTGCTACGCTAATATAAGAAGAATCACTTTTGTTGCGGGTACAGTATTTTATAATCCATTAACCGAACATTTTTATGAATATGTTGCATCATCTGGATCTTGGACAAGTGCTAAAACCTCAGCTGAAAATCGCTCATATTTTGGTAGAGTTGGTTATTTAGCGACAATGTCATCTGAAGCTGAAAATAACTTTATCTGGAGAATTATGGCTAATGACGGTTGGTTTGGTGGTTCTGATGAGCTTTCACAAGTTAACACTGCAAAAGGTACAACAGCATTTGCTTCACAAGCTGCGGTAGAGGGGAAATGGCACTGGGTGACTGGCCCAGAAAAAGGTACACAATTTTCAAACGGTAACACCCCGAGTACAACAGTAATTAGTGGGCGATATCATAAGTGGGCTAGCGGGGAGCCAAATAACGCTGGTGGTGAACATTACGCACAATTCTATTCCGCAAATAGTGGTTCATGGAATGACTTACCTAACACAACTTTACCTGGTTATATTTGTGAATACGGTGACATGCCAGGTGATTTAACATCCAGTGTAACGATATTTACAAGGCGAATTAATGTTGGTAATGGATCAACTGGTACAATTAGTGGTGGGGATATAAATGTATGTTCTGGCTCAAATAGCACCACATTAACCCTTAATAGTATGACTGGTAGTGTCGCTAGATGGGAATCATCTTTTGATAACTTCTTTACAGCTGGTACAACAATATCAAGTACGTCAACAAGTATAACAATATCGAATATAACAAAAACAACTTATTATAGGGCAATTGTTAATTCAAGTAGTCCAGTAACCTGCTCATCATTAGCATCATCTAGTGTTTATCTATCTGTTAAACCAACTAATGCTGGGACAGTATTTGCGGCAAATAACACAATATGTGCTGGTGGTGTTGTTGAACTAACCTTATCTGGCCAACAAGGTAATATCAATAGATGGCAAAGATCAACAGATAATGTTAACTGGACAAATATAACAAACACAACCACAACTTTAACAGAAACAATATCATCATCTGGTACATATTATTATCGTGTGGAAGTTCAAACACCTAATTGTGGTAGCGCAGTTTTTTCAACCAGTAAAACCATTACTGTTATTTCTGGTACACCACCCACAGGTGGTTCAGTTTCATCAGCTGTGCATGCAACAACAACAAACTCTGGTACTTTAACTTTGAGTGGTCACACAGGTACAATAGTAAAGTGGCAAAGATCTGTAAACAATGGTGTTACGTGGACTGATATCGCTAATACAGGTACAACAAACAGTTATACAAATCAAACAGATGCAACATTATTTAGAGCCCAATTACAGAGTGGTACTTGCGGTTTTACTTTTTCTAATGCTGGTGTTATTGTGGTCGCACCATTTGCGTATTCTGGGTACGTTTACAACGCTGAGGGGGTTGGTGTTTCTGGGATAACAGTAAAACTACATTTTAAACTTAAAACACAATCAACATATACACTACTTGGTACATACACTACGGATGTGAGTGGTAAATATACGATAACAACTAATGAAAGTGTTAATTTAAATGATTTTAGAATTATAGTGGGTGAAAGCATTAGTATTTTAGCACCAGATGTGACGGATGCACAATTTTTTAACCAAAAAATATTTACACAATCTTTTAACTCTAAAGATTATTATAGAATGGATGTAAATAACAATAATATATTATCAATAACAGATGTTGTTTTAATCTTCCAAAGAAAAAATAATGTAATACCTAGTTGGTTAAATTCAACACCAAATTACAGATTATTTACAGCAGCGCAGTGGTCTGTTATTAACGGGTCTAATAGTAATCTAAAAACAACTTACAGTGGCACCCAATCCATTACAATGGATAATTTATCCCATAACGGGGCAACAAATTTTTATATAATAAGAACAGGTTATAAACAATAAAATTATGAAACAGTTTATTTTTTCGCTAATTATGATACTCGCAGTATCAAATTCAGCATTTTCTCAAACCAATGGGCCGATCTCAGCGTACCCTCAAATTTGTGTTAGTGTAGATTCGGTTTACAGCACAATGAAAATAAAAGAATTTAAAGATAGGAATATACTATTCGGGGTTAAACAAATTACCGAAGAAGTTTTATCTGAAAAATATTCATTATGCGAACAAAACGCCATACCAGTTATGGTTGAGATCACTAGAGTAGGTACACCGTCAACAACTTTTAGAATTGCTGGTGTTGGTGCGGCAACAGAAACAACACAAATACTACTAAAACTACATTTTGGGGATAAGATTGTTGATGGTATTGGTGAATCAGCGACAACCGCTAGTTACGCATTTATTGAATTGAAAGAGGGTAAGGTACCATTTAGTAAATCATCGATAGGTATTGCAATGAAAAAGGCTATAATTGACGCAGTTAGTAAACTATAAGATGAGATACTTAATAACAATACTATTAGTATGCGTTTTTGGCCGTTTAGAGGCCCAAATAAAGAGTTTTGACTTCGGTGGGGTATTACTTACAGGAAACAATAAAAACGTTCAGATAACGTCTAAAATGAGTTATGAACTTAATAATAAAAAAAAGGACGTTGGTGTTAGTTTAAACCCATATTATTTTTTATTCTATGGACAAAAAAATAACGAATTTATTAAACAATCTGAGGATGCCAGATTAAATATTTTTTCCTGGAAAGAGGTTAAAAATAATTACAGTGTGATTTTATTCTCAACTGTTGAACATTCTTTGGTTAAGAATTTGGACTTAAGTATTTCTGGTGGTATGGGTCTTAAAAAGTCATTTAAGACTAATAAATTGGGTGGTAGCGTATCACTCGCATATGTTTATGATAGGTCTGAAATATCAAAACTTTGGTTTGGTAGTAAAAGGTTATCGTATAGACATACTTTAAAATATAAGATAACTGATTATACCCTTGAACATAATATGTTGTTACAACCAGCTGTTGTCTCGACTAATGATTTAATCTGGGCTAAAAATACGGTTGGTAATTACAACCTATCAATAACCAAAGCAATTAAGAAAACAACATCCATTGGATTTGTTTATGAGGGGTATCTATCAACAATTAGTTCTGAACTAAATAAAAATATAAAACCTTTAGATCAAAGATTTAGTTTCATATTCAAGTATTCGATGCCTAATTAAATCAAATTTTTTTTCTTCGTATAAATCAAATATTTCTTTTGAGAAATTATCACTGAATATAAATGCATCTATTTTATCAGTAAAGAGGTCTCCCAACCTATCTTTATATATTAAAATTTTACGGCTGTCAACGTATCTTTTATTAAAACTCATATTATAATAATAAAAAAAGGCCTGGTAAAACCAAGCCTTTATTTTTAATTTAGTTTAATTAGACAGCTACACCATCTAAGAATAACTTTCCTAAAGTAGCGATAGCCGCTTTAGCTTCAGTTAATGTTTCAACTGCACTTCCGTTAGCTGTTGATCCGATATCAATAATACCAGCGTCATCAGCAGCACCAAAGAAATGAATTTCACCATTTTGAACAATAGCTGCGATATAACCAGATGCTGGTACTAATTGTGCACCATCTTCATACTCACATTCTACAGCTTTTCCATTTAAATTTTTTACAAATGCCATTTTAATTGTTTTTTAGTTTTATATTTATTTTATTTATTTTCATTAGTACCCGTTTCAGTCATTTTTTGAATATAGACATCTACTAATCTACTAACAGCTTCAGGTTTTTCATCCGCTTTAAATTTTACTTTTATTCTAGCCATTCCAGACCTATCGGTATTTTTACCAGAATCAACTTCAATACCTTTAATATTGTGTTGATAACCTTTCTTTTTGAAAAGACCTAGTAGGGATTTTTTAAGATCAGATACCTCACCATCACTATCCCCAAAAATAAGTCTAGCTTCAAATTCAATATCTAATTCATCTAAACCTATAGATGAGTGGTCGGCCAAAATATAAAGCGGTACATCCAAAGTTTTATCTCCTATTACAAAGGTTTGTATTTTGGGTGTACCGTCTTCATTGAAATAATTCCTAAGAGCATTAATATGCTGTCTTTCACTTATACCCTGAGAAACCATGGCAGCTTCTAGAAGTCCACCAACTAATTCCTCAATATTCAATCTTGACATATATGTTGTAATTTTTTTTCAAATGTAGTTAAAATTATTCATAAAGTCAAGTTATTGGTATTAAGCGTTTGTGTTAACAGATGGTGGAATTAAAGTTGGCTCTAACATTTGTGTTAGGTAATCCGATAATTTCAACATACCTTCTGTTGGTGGTAATTGCTCTGCGTGTACTTTTACTTCATATTTAGCTGAATTATCTGTACTTCTTGTGTTCTCCTTGTGAGTAGCAACACTACCAGACATATTAACTGAATATTTCATACCCCAGAATCCACCAGATGCACTAGCACTAAAGCTACCGCTTTTATCTTCTGATGTTTTGTCTACCTCAGATGTTTTAACTTCCATAGTAAAAGCAATATCAGCTGATGTGATAGCTAATGCTGGAAGTGGAACTAAAGGTAACATCGCAACTTTAGAATACAAAGTTTTAACCGACTGAGATCCATCTGTAGGATCAGTCATAACTCTTTGCATTTGAACGTCTAAAGAACGAGCTGTTGTGTTACCCTCTTTATCTGTTTGGAATGCAACTTCGTTGATGTATTTCCATGTTACATCGTTTAATTTTGCTTGCCCCTTCGCCATACCAACGATAGGTGACACAATCAGTTCTTCAATAGGAAGACCCGTAAATTGAGCGGAAATGTCTGCTGCCATAATTTTGTTTTTAGTTTTTTTATTTTTTATTTTTTATTTATAGATAATTATCCAAATTTAACCATACCCTTGTATTGTCTTTTTATGTCCTCTATTTCATTTAAAGTTTCCTTAAAAGTTTTTATAATTTCGTCATTTACCGCAAAATTAAACACAGTTTGACATGTCGGACATACCGATACAGGATTTTTAATAATAAAATCTAAACTAATGCCTAGGGGAGTTTGACAATTTGGGCAAGGTAAAGCCATGATAAATTATTTTAACAAGTTGTAAAATTCGTTAAAGTGTTTAATACGATCATCAAGACCTATTGTACCACCATTTACTCTTTTTGTTACAGCTGTAACAGTTGCTGTGTCAGCACCTTTATCGCAAATAGTCCAAAGATTATTTGAGTTAAAGAAAAATGCGGCTGAAGCCAACGGGTATTTAGTAGCAACTAGATCAGGATTTTCTAAAATATTATCATCAACCATTTTATCAAACGCTGTGTAGTTTGATTTACCAGTTAATTGAATGTAACCACGACCACGGAATTTAAAACCTTCACCAGATGTTTCGTCACCATTACCCATACGAGATGAATAAACACGGTTAGCAATTTTTTCTGGTTGGCGAGCATAAGACTCATTTAATGTACCTGGGAAATATTTTGGGAATATTTTTTTAAGACCATCAGCACTGTAATTTAAATTTTCAGTAACAGCTTTAAAACCACCAGATTCGTGACCACATTGAGCCAAGAAATGCGCTAATCTTAAAGTGTTTGTGATATTAAATTTAGCCGCTGTGTCAGGGATCTGTGCGATAACTGCATCAGGAATATGGCCTTTTAACGCTGCTAATTTAAAGTTTGATGGTGGTATTGCTACTGGAGCAGCAGCTGGCGCAGCTGGTTTTGAACCTTCATTCAAACCCATTTTTGCCCAAGTTGCATCACCAACAATACCGTCAGCGGTTAAACCATTAGCGGTTTGCCATTCTTTAACTAATTTTTCTGTTCCTGGACCGAAAGCACCATCAGCTGCCGTACCCAATTTCGCCTGGAGTTTTTTTACATCATCTCCTTTTGAACCTACTTTTAATAACATAATTCTTTTTTTTTGATTTTTTATTTTATTATACTAACAGTAAATACTTTCAAAAAATCCTTAAGACTCATTTTTTTAATTTCAGCAAAAAATTTTGCCGCTTCCAATCTTGAAGCGTGTTTGTTTGTTCTACCAATTGGTTCTTTGGTTTTATCGAATCTATTGTAAAAAATAATCATATGTTTGTTTATTAATAAATATTTAGGATTATAGGTTAATTTTCATTTTTATCAAGATATTTATTGAAAAAACTAAACTATTATTAAAACAAACTAACTATGGCAGCACCAGGTAAAAAGAAAACTTCTTCAACAGGTATTAAGGAGTTTAGACGTAAAATTAAAAAAAACAGAAAGGGTATCCACTCTAAAAATAAAAGTAGTAAAGGTAAAAATACTAAAAACTATAAGAAACCATATAGAGGCCAAGGTAGAAGATAACTTTAGAAAAAAAATTAAACCAGGTAGAGAGCTAATTATAAGTTAATTGTGGTTACTCTTGAACCAATATATATGGTAAAGTAAAGTCAAAAATTTAAATAACCTCTATAAAAAAAGCCACCGTAATTGGTGGCTTTTATATTTTATAGATCATCGTATATCATGAAGTATAACTCCTCTTTCGGCCTTGTAACCGCAACGTAGTGTATATTTCTTCCTTCCTCATCAACATCACCATCATCGGTAATAAAAGAGTACTCTGATAAGCTGTGCGTTAAACTACCGTGTTTAATTAACATCTCTGGGTCCGCAGAATTGATAACAACACATCTTGGGAACTCCCTACCTTTACTTTTATGGATTGAAGTTACAAACACATCAGAGTCACTATTTGATTCAATAAAGTCAACAAAATCTTGATTGTTTAAATAATAGGGTAGGACCTCATTTAATTTCTTTTTAAGACTATCCGTTATGTTAGATTTCTTAACGTTATCAAGATCTGTTTTTGTTATGTAATTAAAATACCTCATCGGTATTTTTTTCTTCAAAGCTTGTTTCTCAATTTCTTTAATGATATTGTTTGTTCTAACAAGTATGGTTAATGGGTTACCATCTTGCATCATCTCAAACAACCGCTTTTTTGTTATAAATTTCTCGTCAACAAAACCATCATGTTCCGATTCAGGTATTGCCATTAATGAACTAAACTTATTCGCATTTTCAACAATTCTTTTATGCGATCTAAAGTTTTTTGTTAATGTTAATTCAACAACAGTCTTTTTTTGTTTAAGTAACGATTCAATTTTTTCACAGTTAGCACCAGAAAAGCCGTAGATTGATTGGTTTTTATCACCGATAAGATAGTATTGTTTTGCGTTGATCGCTGACAATATTTTCATTTGGAGTGTTGAGGTATCTTGGTACTCATCAATGAATATGTAATCGTACATACCATTAAAAAAATCTTTATGTTCTGGGTTTCTTGTTAACTTTTCTGTGTCAATCAACATATCAGAAAAATCACGACTGTTTGTTTCCCTTAAAAAGGCCACGTAGTGATCATAAAAATTAGGTTTTGGTGCTTTAACCCCATCATAGAACTGTAATTTATAAGCTGAAAATGAAGATGATATACCAGTACCTTCTTCATAAAATCTTTCAATGGTTGAGTAATACTCCTCTCTAATTTTCCTTGGGTCTTTAAATGACGGCTTCTTTTTGTCACGATACCAGTTTATAAAATCATAAAACGTTACGATTGGTTTAAACTTGCCTAATTTTGCTAGGGTTGCGCTTGTAAAACTGTGTATAGTTGTAATTTTAACCTCATTATCAATACGGCTCCTTAGTTCATTTACAGCATCATTAGTAAATGAGAAGAAAATTATTCTACTGGGGTCAACACCACTTGCTAATAGGTGGTTTAATCTACCTACTGTTGAGTGGGTTTTACCGCTTCCAGCTGTTGCTGATAATATTACGGATTCTGGCCCGCTAAACTCAATAAATTCAAGTTGTTCTTTAGTATATCCTTTCATGTTTACAAAATTAGGAATTTATTTGGTTATAAACAAATTTTTTTTTACTTTTGTGTCATGGGTATAATAACATTTAAAGGTGCGTTTGATGCACATATCAAAAAATTTAGTAGGATTAAATTGGATGAGAGGGACATCCACAACTGCGTTTCGTTTATTAGGTGTGTTGTTAAGAAACAACATAATACAACAAAATTAGTTAAAAATAACCAGAAATACAAGGAGATGTTTACACTAGCTTGTGCAATAACGGCCATTTCAAAACGTGTTCAACACCCTATCATGGATTATAATAATGTTAATGTTGAACCATTGCAACAATTGCGATCGTCTTTTGAAAAATGGGTTGATGTTATTATATTTAACTATAATGAGTTCCCAATTTTTTATAAACCAATGTATAAAAAGGCTATTTTTATATGTAAAGTTAGTGACACCGAGTTCATTGTTTGTGGATACGCAACCCCTAGACTGATTGATAGTTTCCACTCAAAAATGCTAGTTAATAACCAAACAATACGGGAACAATCAAATATGAGTGCTTTTTATGGTTTTGAGCATTTAAGACCGATACCAAATAATGTATACGACTTTAAGAATTTATTCATTTAACTAGATATTTATAATATAATATCATTAGTAATGGGTAAAAAAATATACAAAATGACCGAAAGCCAGATGGCTAAAATTTTGAGTAATAGAGGTTCAAAAAATAACGATTTATCATCCCCTAAAGATGAGGGTTTGAGTCTTGATGTGATTTCGGAATTGTTCTCAATTCATGAGGAAGCGGAAAATCCAGCGTTTTACATTTCAAAAAGTAAAAATAATTTTGGTAAACCCATGATGGAAAAATCCGATGATTGTTATCATGTTGTTGTTAATCCAGAATATAAAGACCTTTCTTTTGTTTTTGAAGTTATTAATGATATGTATGAAAACAAAGAGTTTGAGTCATTAATTTCTGAATCAGATATTGTCTGTGAGGAATGTTTTGAGTTATCTATTGAGAAAAAATTAATGGAGAATTTTGACTCTTGGGTATTAAAAGATTTGGTTTCTGAAGATGTAAAATACCATTTAAGTAATAGTATACCTTTATTAGAGAATGAATACAGACCTGGTAGTGAAAAACATGCTTTGCTTATTAAGGAAGCTAGAAATCTTTGGGAAAAGAAGGTGATTAGGTTATCAGCTTTAGATACAAAGTTATTTGAAAATACAGATTTAGGTAGATTTGACTTATTTGAAGGCCAGATGGTTCCATTGGATTTACCATTTACTGAGGATATGCCAGAAGACGAACTCATAGCTGAGGCAAAGTATCAGGGTAAAGAAGTTGAACTCGGTAAACCTAAAAGAGGGGGTTCTAAAAAGTTTTATGTTTACGTTAGAAAACCAGGTGGTGGTGTTAAGAAAGTTTCTTTTGGTGATACAACTGGTTTATCTGTTAAGTTAAATAACCCAGCAGCACGTAAGGCGTTTGCTTCTAGACATGATTGTGCTAATAAAAAGGATAGAACAAAGGCGTCTTATTGGTCATGTAGATTACCTAGATACGCTAGTTTACTTGGATTAAAATCTAAATTTGGTGGATACTGGTAAACCATACAAAGACATTGAGGTTGGTGACAATTATGTCATAAGAGAATTTGATGAAAATATTGACCCTATTGAACTTATGTGGCATAGGGATAATGAAGATCGTGTTGTTGAGGTATTAAACACAACCGATTGGAAATTTCAATACGATAATCAATTACCCATTCCGTTAAAAGAAAATGTCTCACTAAAAATAGCGAGACATGACTGGCACAGAGTTATAAAGGGTACTGGTAATCTTAGGTTAAAAATAACTAAAAGTTAATTCTACAGGCTCCGTAAACACCTTCATAACCATCTTCATCATCTAACCACTGAAGACCAGCGTTTGGCCCACCGTAGAATATAAAATTAGAATTTTCATCCATAAACTTTTCCTCTTTTCCAGGTGAAACAACAATTTCAACACCCTGCAATTTTATGGGTTGGTCTTTTATTTCATAATTTATCACACCACCATAACTGAAGATGTATAAAGGGTTGTATTTAGCAAATCTACTAAATAACTGTATATTAATTTTTCTGTCACACTTTATTTCACTGTTAAAAGTATAACATAACATTTCAGCTGTGGCTCTATCAACTTTAAATTTATGTACTGATAATATCTCAGCTAATGGGTTTTCGTAAATCATTTACCAAATTATCTATCTTATCGTACAGATCATGTAAAGTACGATCGTTTATTATTTCGGTTGTAATACCAACAATGGAGTCCATTTCTTTTTCAGACGCATGCTCATCACCAGTACTTAGATTTGGTCTTTGCACTGACAATATTGTACCACCCATCTTTAATATCGCATCAACTTCATGTTGAAATCTAACATCGCAAATAACGACATCCAGATCTTTATTTTGGTTATACCATTGTTCAAAACGTTTAACCCAAAAACTTCTACCAAATACCTGTAATTCTGGTATATATTTTGGCATGTCGTATTGAAAAACCTCAGTACCCATTATCTGTAATACTAATCTTGGTGTGATTCCCCAGGTTGGGTCGATTTCGTCTTTGGCATCACCAAAAACTTGGTCTTCGGTAAAACCGAATAATTCCATCGCACCACGTTTGATTGGATTAGCGAAACTATATTTCACAAAATTTTTGTTAGCAACAAGGTAATCACCTGTAGTGTCTTTACCTGAACGTTTTTTTCCTAGAATACCTACTATCATTTTTATTTATTTATACAATAGTAGTAAAAACGTTTTAAAAAAACAAATCCCCTTTCGGGGATTTTATTATTTATTTATTTCATTTAAAAATTCGTCTATAACCGATTTATGTATTCTTCTTAAATAATCTTTTGGTTGTTCTTGAACTGGCTCTTCTGGTGTCATTTCCTCAGCACCTGGTTCAGCTTCTGTTGTATCCTCAGAATCTTTGTTTTGTAGTTTATTTAACATATCATTCATATCTTCTTCTGTTATCTTTGTCATATCGATTGCAGATAAGATTGAATTAACAACGTATTTATAATCTTTTGATTCCAATTCTTGAGCACCATCTCTCATTTTTTGGGTTAGCTTACCAGTAAGTTTTTGAACAGTTTTTAAAATAGGTTCATCAACATTCTCAGTACCAGTTTCTTCTGCTGGTGCTGCTGGCACCTCTGCTGCCGCTGGATCGGTTGTAGTATCCACACCCATATCAGTAGGTGTTTCACTTGAAAAATCCGTGGCTAATTCAGCTGGTTCTTCGACTGGTGCCGCTGGTTCAGCTGTGGTATCCACACCCATATCTGCTGTTGTATCAACGGCTGGTGCTGGATTACTGTTTTTAAGTTTTAGGATATAACGCTCAGTTATGCTTTTTTTTTTAAAACATCGATGTTTTCTTTAAAATCAACAGACTCGTTAATTTGTTTAAACATCATATTTAAATGTTTTAAGGCATCAGCGTATGATTTGTATGAATGTTCATGTATATTTTGAACACCACTTAGATAATCGTATTCACCGTCAGCGTTTTTAGCTTTGATGTATACATGTTTTTCTTCCTGTACGATACCATATTCGGTACCATTGGCTGCTACAGCCTCGTGTAATACATTAGACGAATGACCAAGAGTTGGTTTACTTTCGTTAATCATCTCTTTTTTAATACCAGCAATCTCTAAGATTCTAGCTAATTTTTCGTCTACGTTTTCTATTTTTTCAGAACCTATTGGTTTCATATCTTATTTATTTAAAATAATTATTCTTCTTATAAATATAAGCAAAAAGAGGAAAATATCAATATTCCAGATTTTCTAACGATAAAAATTCATCTTTAACATCAATACCCATATCAGCTAATTTTTCCATGTACCCAGATCTTCTTAAATATTTAAAAACTAAATTTTCAGTACTAAACTCCCCAGTTGCATTTAATCCGCTTTTTCTGTAGGCCTTAATCTTTTCTTTTAGTTTTTTCAACTTTAAAATTTTAGCATCAGGATCCTCTTCATTGGTGATGTCATTTAATTTTTTATTGAATTCTTTTACTTTTTTGACAATATCTTTTTTATTTATTTCTGGTTTATCTTTACTTGGTTCTTTTCTCCATTTATTGTAAAGAATGCTGTATATCCCATCCGCTGCATCTAAAATCTCTTCCGTATCTTGAACATATAATTCAACATCAAAACCTTTGATTTTAATATCGTGTTTTAAATTATATAATTCTTTTTTAGCTGTAAAAAATTCGTCAACTAAAACAGAATCATCATTAACAGCTTTTTTATCAACAACAACATGTAAATCAATATCAGAATACTCAGACCAATTGTAATTAGCTAAACTACCAACAAACAAAATATCTTCAATAGCAAAACTATCAATACCAAGACTTTCAATAAAATCTTTTGCTATTGCAATTAAACGTTCTCTAATCTCTTTTTTAAGTTTTATACCCTTAAAATCATCAGATGATGGGTTTTCCCATATGTCTGAATATAAGCTAGGTCGAACAGTAAAACTCCTTAAAATATTGTCCATATCAGATAAATATCTGTATTTTCGGTTAAATTAAGTAATCTTCCTCAAATTCTTCAGAAATATAGTGTTCATCCTTTTTTTCGATCCAACCTGTGATGATATATTTGTATTGACCATTTTGTGGGGGATTACCACGATGTTTGTGTGTCCATAAGGCTGGGGCTATAACTAATTTACCAGTTTCTGGTTTTACTTTTTGCTGGTTAAATTTAAATTCAGTTTCACCACCATCAACATCATTTAGATAATAAATAAAAAATAATTCTCTTTTAGCCGTTGTGCCGCCCTCATTTTCATGGTGCCAGGCATAATATCCTTGGTCATCGATATATCTCTGCATTTGCATATGTGGTTGGCCGTTATTACCAGCAATATAACAAGATTGAGCTGTTCTCACGGCAGAGGCTTTTGATGCAAACCCACCAGTAATTGTCATAAAACTGTTTTGTTCAATATATTCAACAAGATTACCCAATAAATTTTCTCTTAAGTAATCATAGATATATAACCAATTTGGGTTATCCAGATTTAAGTGAATCATCAAATCTGTTGAGGATTTAACGAGTTTATTAACACCAGCACCGCTAATACCTTCCGTTTGGTTTTTAGATGTTTCAAATTCGTTTATGATAAAATCACAAACTTCTCTAGGAATAGTGTTTTCGTATATTTTAATTAAATTATCCATTATAATATTTTGTTATAAATAATTTTAAAGCTGTTAATATCATCATTTAATCTTAATGGTATACCCTTATGATCGGTAAAATCACATAATTCCGAATTTTTAAAGAAAACAAAGGTGTTACAACCAAATCTATTTGATATGTCATCAGAATATTCTTTAACTTTTCTGGCGAATTCACCAAAATCATTACCATCATTATCAAATAATATAAGAATATTATTTTTTTCAAGTATATTGGTGTAGGTGTATATTAATCTATTTTCTTGCCAAAATTCCACTCTCCAATTACCTATCTCATTCATCGGATAAGCCCCCCATGTTCCACCATTTAAGAACATTTCACCGAAAAACTCATCATTATAATACCATTTAACAAGGTAATTTTGGTTACCACGTATGGAAACCTTCGCCATATTATGGAAAGTTATATTAGCTCTTGATTCATATCTTACATCAACGTACATAGGTTAAATTTTTCTATAGGTGAATGATTTTGCGATATTACTATTAAAATATTTACCTTGACTTTCCGCTAAATTCATAGCAGCAAAAGTTTCATGAGGTACATCATCATACTCATAGATCGCACCGTTATTAAATGTTACTTGTAGTTTTTTAGTGTTGGTATTGTACTTACCTTCTTTAATATTTGAGCTTTCATACGAAACTACAACGTTCTCACCCAAATACTGTTTACTTGTTACTGACATTTTCTTCTTCGATGTTAAATTTTACTGTTGGTGTTATTTTTACAAAGTTTTTTATCTTATCCAATTCATATACAATCGTATTGTTAATGATAACTGGCCCATTATCAGTTTCTTCTGTGGATTTTGTTGTTATAATTAAATGATTACCGCTGATCATAGACACAATTTTGTTTAAATCGTGATTGGAGTATTCGATGAAATTACCATCCTTAAAATAGATTGTTGTTTTTTCCATAATATTTATTTTTAACAAAAATAGGTAAAAAGTTTGGTTATGTCAAGATTATTACTATCTTTGCATAAAATATATACTCGCACATGAAAGAAAAAATGACAAACGAATTGAGAAGCGCCTTTACCAGAGGGCAATCCGTGGCAATTAAGTACAACGATTCAATGCTTAGGTTACAGCATGTTATATTTGGTATTCTCACTACTGAGAATATGATATATGAGGTTATTAAGAACAAAGTCCTTGATTTTGACGTAATGGTTAATGATTTAAACGACATTAATAAGAGATTGTCGGATTCATCAAGCGATAAACAAGATGGTATCTTACCGTTTGAACCAGAATTACAGGAAATAATAAAAGAGTGTATTGTTAGAAAAAAACCCACTGACCACATTACAGTTGAGTTATTTTTTCTAATTTCGATGGAGAAAGATAATGCGATTGTTAAATTATTCAAGGAATATGGTTTAACAAAAACGTTTATTGCTAAAAAAATTAAACAGTTGTCAACACCTCAATCGAGTATATTTTCTAATGATGATGAAATCCCTAAGGATAGAAAACCATTAAATGAGGCTAATAAAAATATTAAATCAAAAACACCAACGTTGGATAATTTTGGCCGTGATTTAACTGTGTTAGCGCAAGAGGGTAAATTAGACCCAGTTATTGGTCGTAGTTCTGAGGTGGAAAGAGTTTGTCAAATTCTAACGAGAAGAAAGAAAAATAACCCAATCCTTATTGGTGATCCAGGTGTTGGTAAAACAGCTATCGCTGAAAGCTTGGCAATTAAAATCGCAAATGGTGATTGCCCAAGGCCTTTAATGAATAAACGTGTCGTAACATTGGACATGACATCGTTAGTTGCTGGTACAAAATATCGTGGTCAATTCGAAGAGAGAATTAAAGCAATCGTTGATGAAGCTAAGGATAACCCAAATGTAATCCTTTTTATTGATGAATTACATACAATCGTTGGTGCTGGTAACTCTTCTGGTTCTTTGGACGCTGCAAACGTATTTAAACCAGCTTTAGCACGTGGTGAACTTCAATGTATTGGTGCTACAACTCTTGACGAGTATCGTGAGCATATTGAAAAAGATGGTGCGCTGGATCGTAGATTCCAAAAAGTTATGGTTAACCCACCTCAATTGGATGAGACGAAACAAATCTTGATGAATATTAAAGAAAGGTATGAAGATTTCCATAAGGTAACTTATACCGAAGAGGCTATTAATGAAATCATTGCATTGGCCGATCGTTACATTACAAATAGAGAGTTCCCTGATAAAGCTATCGACATTATGGATGAAGCTGGTTCAAGAACTCAGGTTGCAATTAAGGCACCACAAAAAATTAAAGACCTTGAGACTAAATTAAAAGACATCAAGGAACAAAAACAACTTGTTGTTAAAACGCAAAATTTTGAACAAGCTGCACAACTTCGTGACCAAGAAAAGAAAATTATAACTGAATTAGAAAAAGAAAATTCGGTTTGGAAATTATCGATTAATGATAAAAGGAATATTGTTGATGCGGATATGATTTCTGAAGTTGTCTCAATGATGACTGGTATACCTGTTAGCAAAGTATCTGAAAATGAAATAACTAGGTTATTATCAATGGATAAAGAATTAGCTAATTGTGTAATTGGTCAGTCAGATGCAATTGATAAAGTAGTTTCATCTATTAAAAGAAATAGAACTGGTATTAGAAAACAATCTAAACCAATCGGTTCATTCTTATTTATCGGACCAACTGGTGTTGGTAAAACGGAATTAGCGAAATCTTTGGCTGAGAAAGTTTTTGGCTCACAGAATGCTATCATTCGTGTTGATATGTCAGAATATTCTGAAAAATTTAACATTAGTAAATTGATTGGAGCGCCCCCAGGATATGTTGGTTACAATGAAGGTGGTCAATTAACCGAGAAAGTTAAGAATAAACCATACTCTTTGGTTTTATTTGACGAGATTGAAAAAGCTCACCCAGATATTTTTAACGTAATGCTCCAACTATTGGATGAAGGTTTCCTAACTGATGGTAATGGTAGAAAAATTAACTTTAAAAACACCATTATTATCATGACTTCAAATATTGGGTTAAAAGAAGTTCAAGATTTTGGTACAAAGATTGGTTTTAGTGATTCTGAAACTGAGTCCAATACTAATTCAAAAAGTATTATTGAAAAAAATCTTAAGAAAACTTTTAAACCAGAATTTATTAATCGTTTGGATGAGATTGTCTATTTTAATTACTTAACACAAGATGATGTGATTAAAATCATTGATTTACAATTAAAAGATTTTGAGAATCATTTAAATAAAATCGGCTTTACTGTTAAAATTGATAAAAAAACTAAAGATTTTATTTTAGAAAAAGGTTTTAATAAATTATATGGGGCAAGAGAGATCCAAAGAACCATACAAAAATATGTTGAGGATCCTATTTCTGACGAAATGTTACGTAAACAAATGCCTAAATCTGGTAAAATAGTTATAACCTATAATACTAAGGTTGAAAAAATAAACGTGAGTATTACGGAGTAAAAAAAAATAAGTAAAAAAAAACTTGTTACTGTTGCCTTATTGAGTTTTAGTACTATTTATATGTTAGTAAGTTTAAACTAACATATATAAATGGCAACAGTAACAATTTATCTTAGAGATGATCTAGGAAGGGCACTATCCTATGCGGAATTAGATGCTAACTTCCAGAATATAAAGGACGTTATAGAAAATCTTGGAATAGATGATCTATCAGACGTTGTAATAAGTGGCCCCAATGAAGGGGACATTTTAGTTTGGAATAATACCACACTTCAGTGGGAAAATACCCAAGATCTTAAAGGGATATACACCCTAAATCAATTATTTGTTACTGGTATGACCGAAAATAGTTCTCCAAACTATTTCGTGTCGTTTAATTCTGCTACTGGTGAATATTCTTATTCACCCTTATTAGCAGGTACATCTGGTACCGCTGGTACTTCAGGTTATTCAGGTTTAGGTGGTTCTTACGGTACTTCTGGTGAGTCAGGAACATCTGGTTCAACGGGATCAGATGGTTCTTCAGGAAATGATGGTAGTTTTGGTACTTCTGGTGTTTCAGGTGAATCAGGATCAACTGGAACTTCAGGTGAAAGTGGTGCAGATGGTTCCAACGGAACTTCAGGTATAAGTGGCGATAGCGGTTCTACAGGATCCGATGGTTCTTCAGGTAATGACGGTAGTTTTGGTACTTCTGGTCAATCAGGGGAATCAGGATCAACTGGTACAGATGGTTCTTCGGGGAATGATGGTTCTAACGGAACAAGTGGTCAATCAGGTGAATCTGGTTCAACTGGTTCAGATGGTTCTTCGGGGAATGATGGTTCTTTTGGTACAAGTGGTATTTCGGGTGAAAGCGGATCTACAGGAACAGATGGTAGTTCGGGTAACGATGGTAGCTTTGGTACATCTGGTGTTAGTGGAGAAAGTGGGAGCACGGGTTCAGATGGATCTTCAGGAGCAGACGGTAGTTTTGGAACTTCAGGTATATCAGGTGAAAGTGGTTCTTCGGGAACAAATGGCGAAAGCGGTAATGACGGTTCCAACGGAACTTCAGGTATAAGTGGCGATAGCGGTTCAACTGGTTCAGACGGTTCTTCAGGAGCGGATGGTTCTTTTGGTACAAGTGGTGTTTCAGGTGAAAGCGGTTCAACTGGTACTTCTGGTTTAAATGGTGTTGATGGTAGTTCTGGTGTTTCAGGTTCAGATGGTACATCTGGATTATCTGGTGTTGATGGTAGTTTTGGTACTTCAGGGTTGTCAGGTGAGTCTGGATCAACAGGTTCTGACGGTTCTTCAGGAAATGATGGTAGTTTTGGAACATCTGGTCAATCAGGAGAATCTGGTAGCACAGGTACTGACGGTTCTTCAGGAAATGACGGTAGTTTTGGTACAAGTGGTCAATCGGGTGAAAGTGGAAGCAACGGAACTTCAGGTGAAAGTGGTAATGACGGTTCCAATGGAACTTCAGGTATAAGTGGAGAAAGTGGTAGCACTGGCACAGACGGTTTATCGGGTGCTGATGGTTCATTCGGAACATCTGGTCAATCAGGCGAAAGCGGATCAACAGGTACAGATGGTAGTAGTGGTGATAATGGTTCCAATGGGACTTCAGGTGTTTCAGGGGAATCTGGAAGCACAGGGTCCGATGGATCTTCAGGAAATGATGGTTCATTTGGTACAAGTGGTTTAAGTGGTGAGTCAGGATCTACAGGATCCAATGGATCTTCAGGTAATGACGGTAGTTTTGGAACAAGTGGTATTTCAGGTGAAAGTGGTTCAACTGGAACTGATGGTAGTTCAGGAAATGACGGTTCCAACGGAACTTCTGGTATTTCAGGTGAAAGCGGTTCTACAGGATCCGATGGTTCTTCAGGTAATGACGGTTCTTTTGGAACCTCTGGATTGTCAGGTGAATCTGGTAGTACGGGTACTAACGGTTCTTCGGGGAATGATGGTTCCAACGGAACTTCAGGTGAAAGTGGTGAAAGTGGATCGACTGGAACAGATGGTACTTCGGGGAATGATGGTTCCAACGGAACTTCAGGTATAAGCGGTGAAAGCGGATCGACTGGTACAGATGGATCTTCAGGAAATGATGGTAGTTTTGGTACGAGTGGTGTTTCTGGTGAATCTGGTAGTACGGGTTCTGACGGTAGTAGTGGAAATGACGGATCTTTTGGGACAAGTGGTATATCAGGTGAAAGTGGTAGCACTGGAACAGATGGAAGTTCAGGAAATGAGGGTTCCAACGGAACTTCTGGTATAAGTGGCGAGTCAGGTAGTACTGGTTCTGATGGTACTTCAGGTAATGACGGTAGTTTTGGGACAAGTGGTATATCAGGTGAAAGTGGTAGCACTGGAACAGATGGAAGTTCAGGAAATGAGGGTTCCAACGGAACTTCTGGTTTATCAGGTGAATCAGGATCAACTGGTTCTGACGGTTCTTCAGGAGCGGATGGTAGTTTTGGTACTTCGGGGGTTTCTGGTGAATCAGGCTCAACTGGTACTTCTGGTTTAAATGGTGTTGATGGTAGTTCGGGTATCTCTGGATCAGATGGTACATCTGGATTATCTGGTGTTGATGGTTCATTTGGTACAAGTGGTTTAAGTGGTGAATCAGGATCTACGGGATCCAATGGATCTTCAGGAAATGATGGTTCATTCGGAACTTCTGGTGAGTCAGGAACATCTGGTTCAACGGGATCAGATGGTTCTTCAGGAAATGATGGTAGTTTTGGTACTTCTGGTGTTTCAGGTGAATCAGGATCAACAGGTACAGATGGTAGTAGTGGTGAAAATGGGTCATTTGGTACAAGTGGTGTTTCAGGCGAAAGTGGTTCTACGGGCACAGATGGTTCTTCAGGAAACGATGGTTCCTTCGGAACTTCAGGTATAAGTGGTGAAAGTGGTTCCACAGGATCCGATGGATCTTCAGGAAATGATGGTAGTTTTGGTACGAGTGGTGTTTCTGGTGAATCTGGTAGTAATGGTACAGACGGTAGTAGTGGTAATGATGGTTCCAACGGAACTTCAGGTTTAAGTGGTGAATCAGGATCTACAGGTAGTGACGGTACGTCAGGTAATGACGGTTCATTCGGAACCTCAGGTCTATCAGGTGAAAGTGGATCGACTGGAACAGATGGATCTTCAGGAAATGATGGTTCATTTGGTACAAGTGGTTTAAGTGGTGAGTCAGGTAGTACAGGTTCTGACGGTTCTTCAGGAGCGGATGGTAGTTTTGGTACTTCTGGTCAATCAGGTGAAAGTGGATCGACTGGAACAGATGGAAGTTCAGGTAACGATGGTTCTAACGGGACTTCAGGTTTAAGTGGTGAATCTGGTTCAACTGGAACAGATGGATCGAGTGGTTTAGATGGTTCTTTCGGAACATCTGGTCAATCAGGGGAATCTGGTAGTACAGGTAGTGATGGTTCAAGTGGTGCTGACGGTAGTTTTGGTACTTCAGGATTGTCAGGTGAATCTGGATCAACAGGTACTAATGGTAGTAGCGGTGATAATGGTTCCAATGGAACTTCAGGTGTTTCTGGTGAATCAGGGTCAACTGGTTCAGATGGTTCTTCAGGAAATGACGGTTCTAACGGAACAAGTGGTATATCAGGTGAATCTGGTAGTACAGGTACTGACGGTTCTTCAGGAAATGACGGATCGTTTGGAACTTCAGGCCAATCAGGCGAATCGGGGTCAACTGGTTCAGATGGTACATCAGGTAACGATGGTAGTTTTGGTACGAGTGGTGTTTCTGGTGAATCTGGAAGTACTGGTAGCAATGGATCTAGTGGTGATAATGGTTCCAATGGAACTTCAGGTTTAAGTGGTGAAAGTGGTTCTACAGGATCCGATGGTAGTAGTGGTGATAATGGTTCCAATGGGACTTCAGGTGTTTCAGGGGAATCTGGAAGCACAGGGTCCGATGGATCTTCAGGAAATGATGGTTCTAATGGAACTTCTGGTGTTTCTGGTGAATCGGGTTCTACAGGGTCCGATGGTTCTTCAGGAGCAGACGGTTCATTTGGTACAAGTGGTCAAAGTGGGGAGTCAGGTTCAAATGGTAGTGATGGTTCTTCAGGTTTAAATGGTGTTAATGGCGTAAGTGGGGTCTCAGGTTCAGATGGTACATCTGGTTTATCAGGTGTAGATGGTTCTAACGGTACTTCAGGTTTAAGTGGTGAAAGTGGTAGCACAGGTAGTGACGGTTCTTCAGGAAATGATGGATCTTATGGCACATCTGGTCAATCAGGTACGTCTGGGTCAACTGGGTCTGACGGTTCTTCAGGAAATGACGGTAGTTTTGGAACATCTGGATTGTCAGGTGAATCAGGTTCAACTGGTACAGATGGTTCTTCAGGAAACGATGGTTCCAATGGAACTTCAGGTATAAGTGGTGATAGTTCTTCTTCAGGTACATCAGGGTCAAGTGGATCAAATGGTACTTTAGGTATAGATGGTGAAAGTAATTTGTCATCAACGTCAGGAACTTCAGGTAGTTCGGGTTCAACTGGAACATCAGGTATTGGTGGGGATAGTAATTTGTCATCAACGTCAGGAACATCTGGATCAAGCGGTTCCTCAGGATCAACTGGTACAAATGGTACTGCTGGTGCGTCAGGTTTAAGTCAATTTTCAGGTTCTTCAGGAACAGCTGGTTCTACAGGTACAAATGGTACTTCTGGTTTATCAGCAAACTCAGGATCATCAGCAACTTCAGGTAGCTCTGCAACTTCAGGTTCTAATGGTTCATCAGGAGCGTCAGCTTCTTCAGGTACATCTGCAACTTCAGGAACTGCGGGTTCTTCAGGCTTAAGTGCATCATCGGGTTCGTCAGCGACTTCAGGTACAAACGGTACCTCAGGTTTAGCCGCTAATAGTGGTTCATCAGCAACTTCAGCTACATCAGGTAGTTCAGGTTCAGCTGGTACAAGTGGGGCTTCTGCATTAAGTGGTAGTTCAGCTACATCAGGATCATCAGCTTCTTCAGGCACATCTGCAACTAGTGGTTCTTCAGCTACAAGTGGTACGTCAGCTACATCAGGTTCATCAGGGGCATCTGCTTCTTCAGGAACATCAGCATCATCTGGTTCTTCTGCTACTTCAGGTACAAATGGTACCTCAGGATTGGCGGCTAATAGTGGTTCAAGTGGGTCATCCGCTTCTTCAGGAACTTCTGGTACAGCTGGATCAAGCGGTTCTGCTGGTTCTTCAGGTGCATCAGCATCTTCAGGAACATCAGCATCATCTGGTTCATCTGCAACTTCAGGAACAGCTGGTACAAGTGGTTTATCAGCTAATTCAGGATCATCTGCTACAAGTGGTTCATCAGCAACTTCGGGTACAACAGGTACAAGTGGTTTAAGTGGTTCAAGTAAAACATCTGGTTCATCAGGAACTTCAGGTTCAAGTGGGGTTGATGGTGCTGATGGTATTTCAGCTATTTCAGCTACATCAGGAACTTCAGGTTCTTCAGGAACAAATGGTACTGGTGGTTTATCAGGTAATAGTGGGTCTTCAGCAACTTCAGGTAGCTCTGCTACAAGTGGTACGGCTGGATCTTCAGGTTTAAGTTCTTCTGCTGGGTCTTCAGCAACAAGTGGAACTTCAGGTTCAACAGGTTCTGCTGGTTCATCAGGGGCTTCCGCTTCTTCAGGAACATCAGCATCGTCTGGTAGTTCAGCTACTTCAGGTACAAATGGTACTTCTGGTTTAGCCGCTAATTCAGGTAGTTCGGGTTCAGCTGGTTCTTCAGGAACTTCTGCGACATCAGGATCTTCAGGTTCAGCTGGGTCAAGTGGTGCGTCAGCATCTTCAGGAACTTCTGCATCAAGTGGTAGTTCGGCTACTTCTGGTACAAATGGTACTTCTGGTTTAGCCGCTAATAGTGGTTCTTCAGCAACTTCTGGTAGCTCTGCTACCTCAGGGACAGCTGGATCTTCAGGTTTAAGTGCATCATCTGGAAGTTCAGCTTCTTCAGGTACTTCAGGTACAAGTGGATCAGCTGGTTCTTCAGGTGCTTCAGCTTCTTCAGGTACATCAGCAAGTTCTGGTTCTTCTGCTACAAGTGGAACAAACGGTACTTCGGGATTGAGTTCAAATAGTGGTTCTTCAGCAACTTCAGGTAGCTCTGCTACGTCAGGAACAGCTGGAAGTTCAGGTTTAAGCGCAAGTTCTGGTTCATCTGCTACAAGTGGAACTTCGGGTTCTTCAGGTTCAGCTGGTTCAAGTGGTGCTTCAGCTTCTTCAGGAACATCTGCTTCAAGTGGATCTTCAGCAACTTCAGGTACAAATGGTACTTCAGGTTTAGCCGCAAATTCAGGGTCATCTGCTACAAGTGGGTCATCAGCAACAAGCGGTACATCAGGTTCTTCAGGAAGTTCAGCTTCTTCAGGAACCGCAGGTTCGAGTGGAAATAGTAATAGTTCTGGTTCGTCAGGTACATCAGGTAGCTCAGCTACATCAGGTACAAATGGTACATCAGGATTATCTTCAAATAGTGGTAGCTCCGCTACATCAGGGTCTTCAGCAACTTCTGGAACCGCAGGTTCATCAGGGTTGAGTGCAAGTTCTGGTAGTTCAGCTACATCAGGAACAGCTGGTTCTTCAGGATCAGCAGGTTCATCAGGTGCATCAGCATCTTCAGGAACATCTGCTTCTTCTGGTTCATCTGCGACTTCAGGTACAAATGGTACAAGTGGTTTAAGTGCATTAAGTGGATCTTCAGCAACATCAGGTAGCTCTGCTACAAGTGGTACCACTGGAAGTTCTGGTTTATCTGCTTCAAGTGGGTCTTCAGCAACTTCAGGAACATCTGGATCTTCTGGTTCTAATGGTTCTTCAGGTGCTTCAGCATCTTCTGGTACATCCGCATCTTCTGGTAGTTCCGCAACTTCAGGTACAAATGGTACATCTGGGTTGAGTTCAAATAGTGGTAGCTCTGCTACTTCAGGTTCATCAGCAACTTCAGGTACATCTGGATCTTCTGGTTTAAGTTCAACTTCTGGATCTTCAGGATCAAGTGGTTCTGCTGGTTCAACAGGTTCCAAAGGAACATCTGGTCAAAGTGCTGATTCAGGTTCTTCAGGTTCTTCTGGTAGTACTGGTACAAATGGTACGTCAGGATTGAGTGCTAATTCAGGTTCTTCAGCAACAAGTGGTTCTTCAGCAACAAGTGGTTCTTCAGGTTCAGCTGGTACAAGTGGGGCATCTGCTTTAAGCGGATCCTCAGCAACATCTGGTTCATCTGCAACCTCTGGTACAAACGGTACATCGGGATTGTCAGCAAATAGCGGTTCATCTGCGACTTCAGGTAGCTCCGCTACTTCAGGTACAGCTGGGTCTTCTGGTTTAAGTTCTTCATCAGGAAGTTCTGCGACATCAGGAACCTCAGGGTCAACTGGTTCTAACGGTTCATCAGGATTGAGTGCTTCATCGGGAACATCCGCTTCATCAGGATCAAGTGCAACATCGGGTACAAACGGTACATCAGGTTTGAGTTCTAATTCAGGTTCGTCTGCAACTTCAGGTAGCTCTGCCACAAGTGGTACGGCTGGCTCTTCTGGTTTATCCGCTTCATCAGGATCAAGCGCAACATCAGGGACTTCAGCATCTTCTGGTTCTGCTGGTACTTCAGGTGCTTCAGCATCTTCTGGAACTTCAGCATCAAGTGGTAGTTCAGCAACAAGTGGTACAAATGGTACTTCAGGTTTAAGCGCAAATAGCGGATCAAGTGCAACTTCAGGTTCTTCAGCAACCTCAGGTTCAAATGGTTCAAGCGGATCATCAGCATCTTCAGGAACAGCTGGTTCATCAGGTAATAGTAATAGTTCAGGAACTTCAGGTTCAAGTGGATCTTCAGCTACTTCAGGTACATCTGGTAGTTCAGGTTCTGCTGGTACTTCAGGTTCTAGTGCAAATAGTGGATCAAGTGCTTCATCAGGAACTTCAGCAACCTCAGGTTCTGCTGGTTCTAATGGAACATCTGGTTTATCAGGTAATAGTGGTTCATCCGCAACTTCAGGTAGCTCAGCTACTTCAGGAACAACAGGTACTTCTGGTAGCTCTGCATTGAGTGGCTCAGCTGGTAGTGCGGGTACTTCAGCAACAAGTGGAACAGCTGGTAGCTCAGGTTTATCAGCATCTTCAGGTTCATCAGCAACTTCTGGTACTGCTGGGTCATCTGGATCTAATGGATCATCTGGTTTAAGCGCATCAAGCGGTACATCAGCATCTTCAGGTTCAAGTGCAACATCGGGTACAAACGGTACATCAGGTTTAAGTGCTAATAGTGGTAGCTCCGCTACATCAGGTAGTTCAGCAACAAGCGGTACTTCAGGTTCAGCTGGTTCTTCAGCATCTTCAGGAACTGCGGGTAGTTCAGGTGCTTCTGCATCTTCAGCTACATCAGGAACATCAGGTTCTAGTGGATCATCAGCATCTTCAGGAACATCAGGTTCTAGCGCATTGAGTGGTTCTTCAGCTACATCAGGAACATCAGCAACGAGTGGGTCAGCTGGTAGCGCAGGTACTTCAGGTATAAGTGCTAACTCTGGTTCTTCTGCTACATCAGGATCTTCTGCTACTTCAGGTACAACAGGTACTTCTGGTAGATCGGGTGATTCAGGTTCAAGTGCATCTTCTGGTTCTTCAGCGACTTCAGGAACCGCAGGGTCTTCAGGATTGAGTTCATCGTCTGGTTCTTCGGCTACTTCTGGTACTTCTGGTTCAACAGGTTCTAACGGTTCTTCAGGAGCTTCAGCATCTTCAGGAACTTCAGCGAGTTCTGGTTCATCAGCAACCTCTGGTACAAATGGTACTTCAGGTTTAGCTGCAAATAGTGGATCAAGTGGTACGTCAGCATCTTCTGGTACAACTGGTACTGCTGGTACAAATGGTTTATCTCAATTAAGCGGATCTTCAGCAACTTCAGGTAGCTCTGCTACTTCAGGAACAGCTGGTAGCTCAGGATTGAGCGCTTCTTCAGGTAGTGCAGGTTCATCAGCAACTTCTGGAACAACAGGTACTTCTGGTAGTTCAGCGTTGAGTGGTAGCGCAGGTTCATCAGCAACATCGGGTTCTTCTGGATCGACTGGTTCTACTGGTACTTCAGGTGCTTCAGCAAATAGTGGTAGTTCAGCAACAAGTGGTTCATCAGCGACTTCAGGTACAAACGGTACTTCAGGTTTAGGTAGATTAAGTGGGTCTTCAGCAACAGCTGGAACGTCAGGTACTTCAGGTACGGACGGTCAATCGGCATTAAGTGATACATCAGGAACTTCTGGATCAAGTGGTTCTACAGGTACATCAGGAACTGATGGTCAATCAGGTTTAAGTAGATCTTCAGGTACATCTGGTTCAAGCGGATCTTCAGGATCAACTGGTACAAACGGTACATCAGGTTTATCTTCAAATAGTGGTTCATCAGCAACTTCAGGTTCTTCAGCAACTTCAGGTACAACTGGTACATCAGGTAGCTCAGCATTAAGTGGTAGTGCAGGTTCAGCTGGAACATCAGCAACTTCAGGAACCGCAGGTTCTTCAGGTCTATCAGCAACTTCAGGTTCAGCTGGAACATCAGCAACTTCAGGTTCAAGTGGTTCGGCTGGAACTTCAGGGGCTAGCGCATTAAGTGGTAGTTCAGCAACTTCAGGTTCTTCTGGATCTACAGGTACTGCTGGTACATCAGGTGTTAGTGCAAATAGTGGTTCATCAGCAACTTCAGGTTCTTCAGCAACTTCAGGTACAATTGGTACTTCAGGTTTATCAAGACTAAGTGGTTCTTCAGCAACAGCTGGAACATCTGGTACTTCAGGTACAGATGGTGTTTCTGCTACAAGTGATACGTCTGGAACTTCTGGTTCAAGTGGATCAACTGGAACTTCAGGAACAGACGGTCAATCAGCATTAAGTAAATCTTCAGGAACTTCAGGTTCTTCAGGTTCAAGTGGATCAACTGGTACAAACGGTACATCAGGTTTATCTTCAAATAGTGGTTCATCAGCAACTTCAGGTTCTTCAGCAACTTCAGGTACAACTGGTACATCAGGTAGTTCAGCATTAAGCGGTTCTGCTGGTAGTGCGGGTTCTTCTGCGACTTCAGGAACATCAGGTTCTAGTGGTTTAAGTGCATCTTCTGGTTCAGCGGGTACATCAGCTTCTTCAGGAAGTACTGGTTCAGCTGGAACATCAGGATTAAGTGCTAATTCTGGATCATCAGCAACCTCTGGTTCATCTGCTACTTCAGGTACAGTTGGTACATCTGGATTGTCTCAATTATCAGGTTCTTCTGGATCTGCTGGTACATCTGCGACTTCAGGTACATCAGGATCAAGTGGATCTTCAGGATCTGCTGGTACTGACGGAGCATCTGCTTTAAGTAGAAGTTCAGGTACAAGTGGTAGTTCAGGATCAACAGGTACAAACGGTACATCTGGTTTATCTTCAAATAGTGGCTCTTCTGCAACAAGCGGTACATCAGCAACTTCAGGTTCGGCAGGTACAGTTGGTTCTTCAGCGTTAAGTGGTTCTAGTGGTTCAGCTGGTTCTTCAGCAACAGCGGGAACAAGTGGTTCTTCAGGTTCAGCTGGTACAAGCGGTTTATCGGCAAACTCTGGTAGTTCAGCTACATCTGGTTCTTCCGCAACTTCAGGTACAAATGGTACTTCAGGTTTAGGTAGATTATCAGGTTCTTCAGCAACAGCTGGTACATCGGGTACTTCAGGTACAGATGGCCAATCAGCTTTAAGCGATACTTCTGGAACAAGTGGTTCTTCAGGATCAACAGGAACTTCAGGAACTGATGGTCAATCATCGTTAAGTAGATCTTCAGGAACATCTGGTTCAAGTGGTTCAACTGGATCAAACGGTACAAATGGTGCTTCAGCAAATAGCGGTTCATCAGCAACCTCTGGTTCATCTGCTACTTCAGGTACAGTTGGTACATCTGGATTGTCTCAATTATCAGGTTCTTCTGGATCTGCTGGTACATCTGCGACTTCAGGTACATCTGGTTCTTCAGGTTCAAGTGGTACATCTGGTACTGATGGCGCTTCAGCATTAAGCAAATCAAGCGGTACGTCAGGTTCTAGTGGGTCTTCAGGATCGACTGGTACAAACGGTACTTCTGGTTTATCTTCAAATAGTGGTTCTTCAGGAACATCTGCATCAAGTGGTACATCAGGTACAACGGGTACAGTTGGTTCTTCAGCGTTAAGTGGTTCAGCTGGTAGTTCAGGTTCATCAGGGTCTAGTGCGACTTCAGGAACAGCTGGATCTTCAGGTTTAAGCGGTTCTGCGGGTTCTTCAGCAACATCAGGTTCTAGTGGTTCAACAGGGTCTACTGGTACTTCAGGTGCAAGCGCAAATAGTGGTTCTTCAGCAACATCAGGTTCATCTGCTACAAGTGGTACTGCTGGTACTTCGGGATTAGGTAGATTAAGTGGTTCTTCAGCAACAGCTGGAACGTCAGGTACATCAGGAACTGATGGTCAATCAGGTTTAAGTAGATCTTCAGGTACATCTGGTTCTTCAGGTTCTACGGGAACTTCAGGTACAGATGGTCTTTCTGGATTAAGTAGAAGTTCTGGATCATCGGGAACTGCTGGTTCTTCAGGATCAACTGGAACAAACGGTACGTCAGGATTAAGTTCAAATAG